ATAAATTCGTGCATCTTCAGAAACTTCGTGAAACCTCCTTGGCTACTAAGGAGGAGCTGTACACACATTTTTGCGATTACATCATATTATTGAATCGCAAGATTAAAGGTGGTGATTGTATTGAAGCTGCAATGAGTCCTGAAGCCAAGAACGACTTGCTTACTATGTTTGATTTTATGTTATCAAATCCCAATAAACACAAGAATATATCATCAATACAACTTGAGTGGTACGAACCAATGTCACGTGTCATCACTTTTTTACAGAAAAAGCAGGAGAAACACTTGACGTCTCACGGCAAAGATGCTGATTATAAAGCGGGTCAAGGTATAAGTGCATGGAGCAAAATACTTAACTGCATGTTGTGTGCCTACGCACGTGCTTTTGAAGCTGCCATCATTAAGAACTTGAGACCCGGTGTCATTTTTGCCTACAACAGATCTGATGCTGAAGTTTCCACTTTCTTAGGCCAATTTAGTGAGCAGTACAATGACGATAGATACATTTCGAGCAATAATGATTTTACTGAAATGGACACTTCACACAGTAGATCATCTATTGAGTTGGAGTGTGATGTTCTTGCTGCCATTGGTACACCGAGATTCATCGTTGATGAGTATGTTGGTATGAGAGAGCAATGGAAACTAATGTACTCAAATTCTGATGGTGTCACCACCCTTGTTAACGAATGGTTACAACACTCTGGTCAATTGTTCACGTTAAGCGGTAACACTTTACTCAACGTCGCTGCGGTTGGTGCTTTTGTTGATTTCGGTGATATATTGTACGCCTGCTTTAAGGGTGATGATAGTCACATACGTTCAACTAAATCCGTCCCAAAGAAAGGTAACATTGGTAGTATGGAGAAAGAGTATGGTTATAAGTTCAAAATGTCTAATGACAAAGTCAGTGAATTCATTGCCAATATTGTTACTCCGCATGGTTTCTTTCCTGATGTTTTAAGAAGAACCACTAAAGTCATCAGCAAAACCTACGAGAATAAGGATGATTGGGAGGAATCGAGGATTAATATCAAGGAGTCAATCAATGTTGTGCTAAACAATGAACACAAACTCATTGGTTGCCTTCTTGCTAGTAAACACTACGCTGAAAATGGTGTTATCATTTCTGCTCCTGAGATTGAACTTCTTTATGACTACCTTCACCAACTCAGTAAGATTGATTATGAATCTGGTGATTTTAAGCGTATTATGGGTAGTATGAGAATGTTTATCGACTCCTACACATCTCACTTTAAAATTTCCATTTAATTAGTTAAAATGATGCTCTATCAGATAATAAAATGTTTTTCAATTATATATAACGCATCACTTAGTTTAATTAAAATGAACACCAATGTGGTCTCCAAGTCTAAAAGCAAGAATCCTATTCGTCGTATTCCTCCTTCTGGCCTTACTTATCGTCCTACTGTCGCTCCTACTGCAAGCATTCGGAAGAAACAAAATAAGAAACGTGTTTCTCGCCCTAACAACAAGCGTGTTGGCAACAACAACAGCCGCGCCCTTGTCGAACTACGCAAGCAGATGGCTCAATTGCAACCATTAGGACTCAACAATCATCCGTACATGCAAACACGTCAACACTGCAAACCGAATCCGAGACCTTCAATGATACCTGATGGGTCTGGAGGAAAAGCAGTGATCATACAGGCCTACGACAGAAATGTTATCGACACTAATTCTAGTACCGTCACCTTTCAATTCTCCCCGAT